AATTTTGTTACCAATAGATTTTATTGATACACCAAATTGTACACCAGTATTTATTAACGCTAACACCACTCTACATGTTTTATTGTAGATGATAAATTATAACCTTATGAGAAAATTTAAACTAATAAAAGAGTATATTGGAAGCCCAAGATTGGGAACAATTGCTAGATATACTGGTGATTTATTTGATAAAGATAATGATTTATTACCATCAGTTGTTAAAGATAAACACTTCTTTGAATTTTGGGAAGAAATTATTAAAGAAGAAATTATTGAATACCCAATTGGAACTAAAGTTTTAAATAGTCATACTAATACTATTTATACTAAAAAGCAAGATGGTTGGTATAAACCATCAGATAAAACAGCTTATACTGATGAACAACTCAGAAAAAGTAAATGTATAAGTGTTATTGAAGAAAAAGTAGTTGAAAAAGACTATGAAATTTTACAATTATCTTTAAAACGTAGTATTAAACCTAATATTATAGATATTAATAATAGAAGTAAAGAATATATTTTAGCTTTACTAAATTGTGATGGAAATAGTATTCATTCTATCAAAAGATTATCAGACGGTGAAATATTTACTATTGGTGATATCACTAATATAGGTACAATATTATCTATTCGTACAGAAGGTCAAGGATTAGTTTTTAATGGGAGTTATAAATATGGATTAAATGATTTAAAACATGTTAAACAACCATTATTCACAACAGAAGATGGGGTTGATATATTTGAAAATAAAGATGGTGAAATTATTTGGTGGTCTTTACAATTAGATAATTGGAAAATTAGTAATGCTCCTCATATTTGTAAAAATTTAATACCTACAAAAACAGAAGATTTATTAAAACATTGTAGAGAATTAAGATTTTCAACAAAAGAAGCTGCTGAAGAATATATTTTAATGAATAAACCTTGTTTATCTTTAAAAGAAACTATTTTAGCTATTCAAAGAAGGTCTGTAGATTATAAAGAAAAAACTATTATAATAGACAAATTAAAAGCATTAGTAAAATCTAAATTATAAATATGCAGTATAAATCAAATCATCAGCCACTTGCGAGAATAAGAGTATCTCTTGAGGCTAAAATAGCTTTAATGCTACAAGAACCTGATAAATCTACAGATGTTACATTTGTTAGAGAGGATGGAAGTAAAGTAATACAGACATTAAGTGATGTATTCTTACAAGGAAAGAATCCAAGTATTATTGTAGCAGACTTAAAAGCTATCCAGCATGATTTAAATGCTAAATATTTTACAGTATGAGTATGTTTATTCCAATAAAAAAGAAAGAAGAAGTGAAAAAACCAATTGTTAAAGGCTATAATATTTCTGTAGCTATAGAAAATGGTGGTTATTGTTTTCGAGTAGAAGACGAATATATAGCTGTAAATTGCTTTAGTAGTTCTTTTGCAAATTGTCAATTAATGACAATATCACCAATAGCTAACATTAAAAATGTAAAAGATACTAATATTATTAAATCATTGTTAAAAAAAATATATAATACTATCGGTAAAAGAATGATAGCTATTGATATTAACAAAAGTTATGAAGAAATAGTATTAAATCAATTAGCTCCATATTCTCTTGATGTTAAAAGAATGGATTATACAAGTTCTAATGGTAGCGAAATGGTAATGTGTGTTTTTAGATTAAATACTGAAACAATAAATTAAAAATTAAAAATTAATAACTATAAATAATAATAATTAGAAATCATGGCAAAAGCAAAAAAAAGTACAGGAGTAGCATTAGTAGAAGGAACTCAAAGTTTAGCAACATTAGGTCAGGCCGATATTCCTGGAATGTTGAAAATAGTTCTTGCGAAAATTAAAGAATTAAAAGGCAATATGCCTGAAACTTCTAAAACAACAGGAATTCTTCCAGGGTTTGACAAAAAAGTTAAAGAAATTGATACTGTTGAAGAGTTAATTAAAGCTCATTCAAGTATTATAGGAAGAGCTAAAGCTTATAATGAATCTGCAGAAATGTTAGAAGTTAACATTGAAAAATTTCCTTTTAAATTAGAAGGAAGTACTGCTGAAGAGTGGATTAATGATATTAAATCTACTATTAACATTGTAAAAAACAAAGTAGCTTTAGACAAATTTGAACAAGTAAGAATTAAATTGGAATCTAATCTTTCTGCTAAGATGAAATTAGCTAAAGATTTAGAAGATTGTCAAAATATTCTAATTGATTAAATTATGCTTACTACTGGTACTAAGGTAGTACAACAAGAATTTAAAAAGGGGAATAAAGTATATCCCCTTTTTTTAACATCTAATGGATATAGACTAAATGACTTAATAGAAGCAATTGTAGAAAAAACAAGTAATTTCACTGGATGTATTGTAATTAAATGTACAAAAGGTTATATATTTGATTTTGCTAGCAAAAGTGATACTTTCACAGTATATGCAAGACATTTTAGTCATAAAAAGTATAATAAAACAGATTTATATGAAATATACTAGAGAAAATTTATTTGTTGGACTTATATTTCAGGCTTATGGAGAACTTTATAGAATAGAAGAACTAAATGAGTATAAAGCAGTAATACTAGCATTTAAAAATAATCATAGATTCACACATTCTTATAATAATTTACTACAATCTTTAAATTTTGGTAGAAGTTATATTATTATGAATACTAAAAAAGATTTATATGAAATATACTAAAGAACAATTACCAGGTATTATACTTGTTGAAAATGGGTCTGGAACAAAAATAAAACTAGAAGTTACGAAAGATTGTAATTATTACAAAGCTTCATCTACTAGTTGGGGGAAAAGTTATGAGTATTCAGCAGAAACAATAGTGCAGAATCTCAATAAAAAACATTGGAATCTAATTTCAATATTGTACGCTACAAGTAAAGAAAAAACTTATGAAATATACTAAATAAATATGAACAAATTAAAATTTAAAATTGGAGATTTTATAAGACCAATAGAGGGTAAATCATCTTCTAACTATAACGATTTATCAAATCTAAAGCTTTTACAAGTGATTAAACCTTTACAGGTGTCATCTGCTAAATCAGGTGTAGAATGTAAAGTTATTGATGGTGTTGTATCATTAATGGGTCCACAGTATTATTCTGCTTTAGGAAAGAATCGTTCTGGTAAAACTATTAGAGTATACGTAGATGCCTTTGAATTAGTTCCTAATATAGATAATTATGAAATATTTTAAAGATGTACCATTAGCTGTACCAGTAATTGTAACTTTTGATAATAATAATAGAATTCAAGGTGAAATTACAACAAATGAAAAGAAACTTTATTTTCATAGTAATTCTAGAGCTGGATGTGGTCCTAAATATAAAGGGTTTAAATGTTCTTGGACTTTTGATGTTTTATCAAAGGAAAGATATACAGATAATGTAAAAAAAATTGAGTTAGTAACACCATTAACACCAGTGTATGAAATATATTAATGGAATACCAATAGAAGTCTTAGTTTTAGTAAAACATAGACGGCATAAAGAAGAAATAGAAGGAATTATTTCACATAATAATGATATACACTTTCTCTTTCATAATAATAAAATTGATGGAGGACATCCAAAAAAATTTGGATATTCAAAATCCTGGGTTTTTGCCAAAACACGAGGTGGATTTACAGAAAATATTTTAAGTGTTAGACTTGCTATACAAAAAGAAGAATATTATGAAATATTTTAGTTAAATGACTCTAAGAGGTTATTATAGATAAGGCACATCTATATTTAATGAAGAGAGAAGATGCAGGAGAATTTAAACGTATATTTTATAGGTAATATAAACTATACAGAATTTAAGTCCTCCACTATTGAAGAGTGTTATGAATATTTAAAAGAGAAACCTGTCATTTCTCTTGATATTGAGACCACTCACAAGTTTGGAGGAAGGTTCAGAGGAGAAGGATTAAGTCCTTATTTATCTGAGATAGTTATGTTTCAAATTGGAGATTTAGACCGCCAATATGTTATTGACTATAGAGTAACAGATGTTAAGATGCTTTTGCCATTATTAATATCACCTGATATTACAATTGTTGGACAAAATATTAAGTTTGAATACTTACATATTTTACACAATGAAGGAGTCAGAATTAATAAGGTCTATGATACTATGGTTGTGGAACAAATATTATTCAATGGATTAAATCCCGAAGCTTCGCTTAAAGCATTGAATGAAAAATATTTGAACATATTCGTAGAAAAAAGTATAAGATTAGAATTTTCAACAATTGGTAATAAACCATTTACTGTTAATCAGATTTTATACGGTGCTGAAGATATACTATACCCTCTACAAATTAGAGAGTTCCAATTACAAGACGCTATAAAGAAAGATGTCACTAATTGTGTTTCACTTGAAATGTTATTTGTAGAAGTACTTGGGGATATAGAATACAAAGGTATGAATTTCGATACAAAAATATGGGAAGACAACTACATAAAAAATTTAGCTAATTACAAATCGATATTACTAGAGCTCGATGAATATGTATTGACATATTATAGAGATTCTGAATTTATTAATAAACAGTACGACCTCTTCACAAGTGAAGAAAGGACGACAATCAGTTGGACTAGCTCACAGCAAGTCATTAAATTTTTTAAGTATTTGGGTATATGCCCACAAGCAGTTTCTAAAACTACAGGAAATTTATCTTATACAGTTAATGCGAAAGTATTATCTGCTTCTTTATTTACAATGAATAAGGATATTCCTAAACAGGAAAAGGATTTAATTCTTAAGTATTTGAAATTCAAACAACAAGAACAATCTTGTACTATCTTTGGTACAGATTTCTTTAAGTATATTAACCCTGTAACTAAAAGACTACATAGTAACTTTAGACAAATTCTAAATACAGGAAGAATAAGCAGTACAAATCCTAATTTACAAAATATACCAGCTAGCAATGAGTTTAGAGCTGCTTTTACAGCACCTATTGGTTATAAGATTGTTAATGCGGATTATAGTGGTCAAGAGACTGTTATTTTAGCTAATGTATCTAAAGAATCTAATATTGTAAAACTTATACTTGAGGGTGGTGACATGCACTGTTTTGTAGTTAAAGCATTACATCCAGAGTTAAGTGATTTATCTGATGATGATATTAAAAAACATCATAAAGATAAAAGACAAGTAGCTAAGGCTGCAGGATTTGCAATTCAATTCGGTGGTAATGGTCATACAATATCAAAGAATTTAGGTATACCTGATGAACAGGGAGAAGAAGTATATAATGCTTATTTTAAAGCATTCCCACAACTAAAGAATTACTTTAATAAAGTACAACGGGAATCAAAACAGCAAGGTTATATATTAATAGACCCAATTACAGGTAGAAAAAATTGGTTTAGAAAACCTAAAAATAATAAAGAACAAGGTGTTATTGATAGAGCAGCATTAAACTTTCCAATACAAGGAAGAGCTGGAAGTATCACAAAGTTCGCAGGTATTCTTTTTAGGAGATGGGTATTAGAAAACAACCTACAAGATGTAGTTAGTATTACTAATCTCGTGCACGATGAAATTAATGTAGAGGCTCGTGACGATTATGCTGAATTAACAGCACGACATTTAGAAGAATCAATGGTAGAAGCTGGATTAAAATGGTGTGTAGACGTACCATTAAAAGCAGATGCTGTAATAACTGACCATTGGAGTCATTAAAAATTTAGAATATGAAATTATGGCACATAAGTGACACACATGGATATCACGAACTATTAGCTATACCTGAAGATATTGATATAATAATTCATTCAGGTGATTTTAGTAATAGATTTGATGTTTATAAAAATGAACAAGAAGCTTTAAATTTTTTACATTGGTATGGAAATCTTAAAATTAAACACAAAGTTTTAATTGCAGGAAATCATGATGCTTATGCATTTGTATTACATAAAAAGTTTAAAGAATGGTGTAAACATTATAATATTTAATATTTAGAAAATACATATATTACTATTGAAGGGATAAAAATATTTGGTAGCCCAAATACACCTACTTTTGGTAATTGGTATTTTATGAAAACTAGAGATAAAATGGATAAACATTGGTCTAAAGTAACAGAAGAGATAGATGTATTTGTAGTACATGGTCCTCCAAAAGGTATCTTAGATTTAAGTTATTCTAAAGACCATAGATTAGAGTTTTGTGGATGTAAAAGTTTACGAAATCATATTTTAAATAGAATAAAACCTAAATTATGTTTATTTGGACATATTCATAATAATGAAGATATTATTAATGCAGGAACTATGAAATTAACAGAATATAATACTATTTTTAGTAATGGGTCTGTAGTAACAGATAGGAAATTTGGACAATTAAGTAGTAATGGTAATATATTTGATATCTAATTTAATTTATAATAATGAGCAAATTAGTAGAATGTCCTAATTGTTTAGGGACAGGAGAAGAAGTAATTAAACAAAAGTATGCTAGACCTTGTAGATTCTGTAAAGGTGTAGGTATGTTAGATGAAGAGATAGCAGAATCATTAATAGATGAAAAATTCTATGAAGACCTTTAAATTATAAGAAATGAGTAAAAGCTTAGTGCTGAATTTTGAAGTACTAATGAATTTTAACATTTCTGTTGAGGAATTCTTATTCTTATATAATATATCGGAAGATAAACCATTACATAAGGAGAATATAGACTTAGAAAAACTACAACAACAACAATTAATAAAAATAGTAACAGAAGACGAAGAAATAAAATATTTTTTAAGAGAAAAATCTATACAATTAATAGAATTTCTGACAATAGAGATGGAAAATTCTTTAGAGTCAAGTGAAAAAAATATAAAAAAATCAAATCGTGTTATTAACCAGGAAATAGCTGGAAGAATAGAAGAATTTAGAAACAAATGGAAAGGATTAAAATCTGGTTCTATGGGTAGCCAAAAATCTTGCCAAGTGAAATTACTAAGATGGATGAAAGAAAATCCAAGTTATTCATTTGATGACATTTTAAAAGCAGCTAATATCTATTTAGAAAGTTTGAATGGTGACTACAGATTTTTACAGCGAGCTGATTATTTCATATTTAAACAGGAAAATAATCGTGAGGAATCTTCTAGATTATCTGCATTTGTAGATGAGATAGGATTAACCAATACCGATGATTGGACTACAAATTTAAATTAATAATATGAAAAACAACTTAAAGTAAAATGAGTTTATATACAAGAGTCTATGATGATATTGTAGATAGAAGAAAAAGGTTACTCAATGGGCAAATAAATTGCATCCCTTGGGGATTACCTAGATTTGAAAATGAATTACCTGGTATTGAACGAGGTAAGTATTATTTAATAACAGCAAATAGTTTTTAGTTTATAATAATTTAATTTGTAAACAAACAGAAGCTACGCTAGATGGTGACATCTAGATGATTATCCTTTGAATTGCTGGAAACTCTTAACAAGTAATGTTGAAGACAATCAGCAGCCAAGCTTAGAAATAAGAAGGTTCAACGACTAGTGCAATAGAGCACGTACACTATAAGTTAATGATAGTGGAAGCGGAGGACATCTCTATGAGATGAAGATATAGTCTAGTCTATATGGAAACATATAGCAGTTCATAAGAGAACGTATATAAGAGTTACGTCTTATATAGAATATAAACGAAAGTGGGTAGAATTTGCCCCTCTGGTTAGTAATAATTAGAGCAAACTCAGAATCCTAGAAATAGGGGTTAATTAATAATTAAATGGAAATAATAAAAGCAGGTCAAAAACCAAAAATGGGAGATTTTGTATATGTTGTACAAGATTATACTAGTTTTACATATAAAGATGCTAATGGTAATTGTAAACATTGTTATCTTGATAATATGTCTTCACTTTGTTACACCTTAAAAGATGCCGATGAAAAGAAACAAGCAGAAATACTTGAATTATTTAAAAGTATTTTTGATGTTAATTCAAAAGTTACCTTTGGTGTAAATCTAACAAGAATGGAGTATATTGAGACTCTTAAAAAACATTTTACTTTAATATCTTGTGTAGAAGTTCCAACAGGATATGGAACACGTCAGAAACAATATCATGCTATATTTTTTACAAATTCTATGGCTAGAGATTATGGTGGTACTTATAGAGGTAGATTAAATAAAGAAGGTGTAATTGTAAGCACTATGAAACATAGGAAAACTATAAATCCTGGTGATAAAATTGACACTGTAATTAATGAAAGTGATATTGAAAAGATAATGTCTTATAAGAGTAAATATCATCTACAAAAATTTCTTAGAACAAAAATTAATTAGCTAACGGGGAAACCCTTTATAAAAATAAGTAAAAATGAAAAAAACTACAACAGCGTGTTGTGCGTTATGTCAAATTAATAATGTAAATAATGATACAACTATTGAAGAGTTAGAATATGCAATTGACATATTAACTAATCAGAAAGAGAAAAATACAGAAGTAGGTATTACAACAGGTAATGGACAAACTTCAGTATTTGTTATAGTTTCTCCTGGAGAATATGTACTAAGTAGAAATCTAAAAAAATTAGGATTTGAACTTAAACACACATTTGAAAGAAGAAAAGGATATCCACCTGTTGGAGAATTAGAGATGTATATTAAAAATCTTTAATTATGTGGGAGACTTATGAATGGGGAAGGTCAAGATATGACATTCTCTATAAAGATGGTAGTACAGAAAAGATAAAGAGTGCATGTTTTGCAGCACTTACTCGTACTACTAATAGCACAATTAAGCGTATAAAATTATATGATTTTAAATGTAAACCAACTATAGAATATCGTAAATGGTATTTAGAATATGTTAGTGATATGTTACAACTAGAAGAGGTAGAAATTACTGAAGACTATATAGCATTTGACGCATATGATAATAAAAACAAAAATATGTTAGTATTATCATTATTTAGATTTTTATATGAACAACTTGGTTATGTTACACCTATAATTCAAACACATGAGGTATTTTTAGAACCTTTAAGAAATGGAGAATGTGAATATATAGATAAATTAGAAAGATTTTGTTACTTCTATAGTAAAATAGAAACAAAAAAAGCTTATTATTCTACTATACATTCTTGGTATCCTAAAACTACTGTTATTAAATCAACAGAAGATTTCTTAAAGATTAAAAAACTACCATCTGTTAATTCATTTTTTACTTATGAAAAAAACTAAAGACAATCCCGTGCCGTCACTTGATTTTAATATAATAAAAACTAATACATTTAAAGAAGATGATGAAATATGTCATATAAGAAATTTTATGGTAGGTTTACCTTACTTTTTTAAAGCAACTGATTATGATGTAAAACATTATTCAGGAAAAAATGGTATTTATTTGTTAAAACAATACGGTGTAGAGACTAACAATGAGAAACCTAAATCAGGACACATGACAGAAATATCATGGGGTAGTAAAAAACATCCTGATGAAGATTAGGTTTATGAGATAGTCCGAACTATATGGTGACATATAGAGCCAAACAGAAATGATTTGGCTGTGAAAATTAAACAAAAATTAATAAAAATGAAATTATATTTAAAAGATTATAAAAAAAAATCAACTACATGTGTAAAAAGTTTTTTATTAGATTATTATAAGAATGTTTTCAGTTTAGAAGGAACACCTGCTACATACTTTAGTCCTATATGTGACGAAAAAGATTTGCAATGTTCTGCTAGAAAATCACGTTCATTTACAGATATGTATTATTTAACTAAAACTTATTTTCCAACATTAACAGAAAAAACTTTTACTAAGAAATTAGTAGAAGTAATGAAAGTGCATAAGTTAAAATTCTTATTTTGTAATGGTGCAAAAAAAACAGTAATACATGCCAGTTTTGGTACTAATAATCAAAGAACAAGTAACTTTTTTAAGTCATTAGTATTTGATTATTGTGGTTTATTAAAGACTCAATATAATCTAAAAGGTAATGGAGAGCATTCTATAATAGATGTAATAGAATTTTCTGGTTATAAAAATGATGTAATTGAAAAAGAACTTAACCGTTTAAGGAACACATAACAAAATTGAAAACTCAAATAGCCGATTGGTTATTTTTGTACAATACTATTCAACAAGTTATTGAAAAATCTCTAAATATCAAATTAAAGATATTTTATTTTAGTTTAGAAATGTCTAAGGAAGAAAAGATGCTAGCAGCTTTCTCTAATATTATATATATTAAAGAAGGTATAAGAATAGCTCCAAAGGACCTTAGAAGTACTAAATCAGATAAAATATTAAGTGAAGAGACTTTAGAGTTAATATCAAAATATAAACCATATTTCGACAAAATTGAAGAAATAGTTGAATTTATAGATGATATTAGAAATCCCACAGGTATTTATAAATTTGTTAGAAGTTACGCTATTGCAAATGGTGTACAACATAAGAAAACTATAAATATTAAGGGTACATTAACAGAAATCGATGATTACTATGAACCAAACGACCCTGAAGAGTACGTTATGGTTTTTATTGACCATATAAGTTTGATTTCTACCGAGGAAGAAGGAGGACAAAAGATGAATTTGCATCAATCTATTGTCAAGCTTTCTTCAGATTACCTTATTAGATTACGAAATAAATATAAATACATTCCAGTTGTTATTCAACAACAAGCATCTGCTCAAGAATCCGTAGAGAATATGAAAGTCGGAAGACTTAAACCTTCAATGGATGGATTAGGAGACTGTAAGCTTACCCAAAGGGATGCAAATGTTATATTGGGACTATTTAGTCCTTTTCGTCATGAATTAAGAGAATACCAAGGATATGATATTACCTTTTTTAAGGATAATATTAGATTTCTAGAAGTATTAGGTGGAAGAGAAGGTGGTGGTGGTACAGTATGTCCACTGTTCTTTGATGGAGCAGTGAATTATTTTAAAGAGTTACCAAAACCAATGGACCAAGAAGGGCTTAGAAGCGTTTATAGTTACATTGAGAAAACAATTAAAAAATAAATGGGAGAATTAGGAGAGAGAAGAAATGAAGGAAAATTAAAATGGTCTTTAGTAAGTTGGAAAGCTTTAGAACCAATGGTTAAAGTATTAATGTTCGGAGCAGAAAAATACGATGACCACAATTGGAAGAAAGGACTGAATTACACTGAAACGTGTGAATCTTTACAAAGACATTTAAATTCTTTTATTGAAGGAGAGGATAATGACCAGGAATCTGGCATTCCCCATGTAGGACACATTCTATGTAATGCAATGTTTTTATCGTATATGTCTAAATATAGAAAAGACTTAGATGATAGATTTATTGATGAAAACTTCAAATAACACCCTTAATAGTGGTGGTTGGACGGAGAAAATGATAGAATGGAAATTAAATTACCAAATACAAAAGAACCAGCATCAAGAGTAAATCCTAAAACAGTAATTGTATTTAGTCAACCTAAGATGGGTAAAACCACAATAGTAGCAGGACTAGATAATTGCTTAATTATAGATTTAGAAAAAGGTACTGATTTTGTTAATGCTTTAAAATATGATGTAATTAGAACAGCGGAATCTGAAAATAAATTACCAATCGTAATCTTAAAGCAGCTAATAGAAACAATTAAAACAGCTAATGCTGATAAAAAAGGCTATGTGTACAATTTCATAGCCATTGATACAGTTACAGCATTAGAAGATATTGTTTTACCATTAGCAAATAAAATGTATAGAGATACCTCTATTGGACGTAATTGGGTAGGAGAAGATGTTACTTCCCTTCCTAATGGTGCAGGATATCGTTATACAAGAGAGGCGCTTAAAATGGTCCTAAATGAATTAGAAAGTATTTGCGATACTCTAATTATATTAGGTCATACTAAGGATAAACTAGTAGAAAAAGAAGGCAAAGAAATGAACGAACGAGGCTTAGACCTAACAGGCAAAATGGCTGGTATTTTATGTTCAAAAGTAGATGCCATAGGTTATCTTTATCGCCATGAAAATGAGACAATTATTAATTTTCAATCTTCTGAAAGTTTATTATGTGGAGCACGTAGTGAACATTTAAAAGGAAAGGAAATAGTAGTTGCAAAATCCGATGGGACAGGAAATATCGCAATAGATTGGTCCCAAATATTTATTAATAAGTAAAATTTTAAAACGAAAGAAAGATTATGTTTGATTTGAATGAAAAGAAATTTGGAGGAACCGTTATTTTTAATAATGGACAAGCTGGTATAGCTAAAGGTGTAGAAATTTCTGTGGAGAAAAGGCAAGCGGATGAGCCAGATACATATCCTAATTATAAATTAGTGGTATCTGATGGTGTATCAAAAGTAAATCAAGGATTTTATTATCCTAAATCTGACCCTAATAAGAGTGAGGAACAAAATGACCAAGCTGCAGTTAGAGAAGTTGGTAGAATTATGCAT